ATGATCGACAACAACAACATCCAGGGGAGCGACGGCCGCGGGGGCCACCGGCTTGCCTGTCCGGAGTCCTCCGGACAACCGCTAGCCCGGAATGCACCGGTGGCCCTCCGGCCCGCCGCCGTCCCTGGATATCCCGTCGATGCGATCAAAACCGCTAGCCGGTCAACAGTATACACCACGTTCGCCCATACGTCAAGCGCCGCGCCCCTCTCGCCCACGCAGGCCGACGAGGCCGTGACGCCCGGGCGCAGGCCCGTCCCGGCCCGGATCATCCGCTGGATCAACGACGGCGTCCTGGTCGCCGGCCGTCGCGTCCGGCTGGCCGCGACCAGGGTCGGCGGGCGCTGGCAGATACGGCCGTGCGACCTGGAGGCGTTCATCGTCGCCTGCAACTGCGGGCGACGCCCGGTCGAACGCATGGACGCGACGGCATGTTCAGTCGCCCTCGCCCGCCGGGCGGAGCGGGCGCAGCGGGAGCGGCGGCGGATGACGCAGGATTACCTCGTCGCGGAAGGGCTGATGAGCGAGGGACGGAGGGGCGGAGGGGCGGAGGGACGGAAAGACGAGGGGCGAGGGACGAGGGGCGAGGGAAAGGCGACGGCATGAGCAGCGACGAACTGAGGAACGGCGAGCGGCAGGGGACGGGCGGTGAGGGCACGGCGCCGGTGTTTGAGCATGGCGACGTGGTGGAGGTCGACCTGCCGACGCCAATGCGGGCGATAGTCCGGCGGGTGGCGGGCGGGCGGGCGGCCGTGCTGCCGTGCGGGGCGGCCGTGCTGCCGTGGGGGGAGGCGATAGAGGTCCACGTGCCCGTGAGCGAGATTCGCCCCGCGCAGATCACGGCGGCGGACTTTCACGCGGAATGCCGCGTCCGCGTGCTGCCCGATGAGCCTGCGACGGAGGCCTTCTACGCCCGGCTGGTCAACGACTACTGGACCGAGGATGCGGTGAACGTCCGCGCGGGCGGCGCCACCTTGCCCATCTCCGTCGCCCGCAGCCGCGTGCGCCTGATCGCGTCCGAAAAGTGGTTTATGGCCGAGTCGATACGGGCGGTGCGGGCCGCCGAGGCCGCGCAGGCGGCGTCGGTCAAGGCGGGCCAGGCCGTCTACTACGGAGACGACGGCAACTTGACGGCCGAGGCGGAGGGCGAGGCGGCGGCGGGGCTGGAGTTTGGCGACGTGGTGGAGTTCGCGCAGCCGACGCGACTGCGGGCCATCTGGCTGGGCAAAGACGGCGACGACGGCTGGGATCGGGTAGTGCCGTGCGGCGCCCCGGACGGCCGCAATGTGCTCAGGCCTCCGGGCCGGATTCGCCCCGCGCCGATCGCGGAGGGGGACTTCTGTGCGGAGCGCCGCGTCCGCGTGCTCTCGGAAGACCTCACTACTACGGCGTGGTACGGCACGCTGGTCAATAACTGTTGGACTGCCGAGACCGTGGGTGTTTCCGACGGGCTCCGCGGCAACGTGCCGGTGCAGGTCTTGCGGTCCCGCGTGCGCCTGATCGCGGCCGAAAAGTGGTTTATGCGAGAGTCGATGCGGGCGGGGCAGGCGGCGGCGGAGGCGGAGGTCGCGGCCGTGGTGGCGGAGCACGCACGACCGTGCGGCGAGGGCGAGGCGGCGGGGGCGATACGGGCCGCGTGCGAAGAGGTCCAGACGATGCTGCTCGAGAAGAACCGCGCCTACGGCAACAGCGCCATGGACCCGCTGCGAATCTTCAGCCGGGCCGACGCCGTCGAACAACTCAACGTCCGCATCGACGACAAGTTGTCGCGCATCGCCCGCGGCGGCGAGTTCGCCGGGGACGACACGGAACTCGATCTGATCGGATACCTGGTGCTCAAACGCGCGGCCCGGCGTCGGGCCGCTGAAACGTCCGAGGGGACGCAGGACCAGTAAGGGGACGCATCATGTTACGTGCAATGGTTAGCGTTGCGACGGTCATCGTGGGGGCCTGCCTCGTGGCCAAGGCCCTGTGGGCGATGGAGACGTTCGCCGCCGTGGACGTGGCCGAGGAAATCCGCCTCGCCACGCTCACGCTCTGCGGCTGGGGCATGGTCGCCGCCGGCGTCGTCGCGTTTTGCGCGCGGCGGGCGTGAGGGGCGGAGGAACGGAGGGACGAGGCAAGAGGGGCGAGGGAAAGGCGACGGCATGAGCGGCAGGGCGGAGACGCTGTACGAGGCGAGGCGGCGGACGTGCAGGCGGGAGCGGCGGCGCAGGGACGCGGTGTACATGGCCCGGCGCCTGCTCTGGATCGCCCTGGGCGTGGCCGTGGGCGTCGCAATCGCCTTGGCCGGATATCGCGTGGCCGTCGCGCTGCTGGGCGGCGCGGAGAAAATCGGCGGGCCGGGCCACGAGCCCGGGCGGGTGCAGGGCGGGCCGATCGTCGGGGCCTGGCCCGCCCTCCCCGCCTCGATGCCCAATGCAGAATGTAGATTGCAGAATGCAGAATGCCGCGATGGAAACCCCGGTGAGAGCCGGGAGGGGGGCGGGGACCTGTGGGCGCACCGCGGAGCGGTCCCGCCCGACCCCGCAGCGGCGGCCCAATGCGCCGCCGCACCCCTCGCCGGCACGACGAATCCTGAGACCCGAGGGGGCGGTCCCCTCGACGATGAGCGAGCCGGTCCCGGTGTCCCCCCGCCGGGGCCGGCCGCTATTTCCATTGCAGAATGTAGATTGCAGAATGCGGCATGGGCCGCGTCGTCCGCCCCCCGTCCCTCGATCCTCGCCCCTCATCCTTCCCCCCTCGCCCCTCGTGCCTCGCCCCTTTGCCGTTCCCCTCGCCCCTCGCCCCTCGTTTCCCTCGCCCCCCTCCTCGACGCCATGACGGCCGTCGAGTCGGGCGGCAGGGCCGACGCAATCGGCGACGGGGGCCGCAGCATCGGCCCGCTACAGATTCAGCGGGCGTATTGGGCCGACGCCCGCATGGATACGGGCCGATACGACGATTGCAGAGACGCCGGGTACGCCCGGCAGGTGGTCCTCGCCTACTGGGACCGGTACGCCCCGTCCGCCCTGCGGGCGGCGGGAAGCAAGACGCGAGGGGCGAGGGACGAGGGGCGAGTCATGGACGCCGCCGAGGTCCTGGCGAGGACCCACAACGGCGGCCCGCGCGGGGCACAGAAGGCGGCGACGGCGGCGTACTGGAACAAGGTCCAGGCGGCAATGACAGGAGGCGGACGATGAAGGCGCAGATCGACACACGGACGCTGTCTCGTATCGTGGATATCATCGACGGGGCGTGCGAGCGCTGTCCGGCAAACCCGCTCGACCGATGCGTCCGCGTGACGCTCATCGGCGAGAAACTCTGGCTGACGCTTGCGCGGAAGGACCTGGTCGTCGCGGCGGAGATCGATGCCTACTACTCGGGCGCGGTGGAGACGGGCGTCTGGCTTCTGCCCGTCGCCACGCTCAAGACGGCCTTGGATGCCCTGCAAAAGAGCGTCTACGTGGAGATCTCGGGCCAGGCAGGCCCCTGCTCGCCGCTGGTGATAACGGCGGCGGACGGCGACCCGTGCACGCTGACGCTTGAGTGCTTTGACACGGCCGACGCGGCCGCCCCCGCCGCCGTCCCCGCCGGTGAGTGCGACATATCCATCGGGTTCACCGCCTGCGCCCGCATGATCGACCAGACGGTCTTCGCCTGCGAGGCGGAAAACACGCACTGCGCCCAGGCCTGCGTCGAGTGGACCGTCGAGGCGGATGCGTATTCGCCGCATCTGCCGCGTACCCGCTGGCTCACCATGGCGGCGACCAACAGATGCCAACTCAGCGTCGCACGCCGCGGCTGCGAAAACGGGGGGGCGGGCGCGGAGGCACGCAAGGTCCTCGTCCCCGCCCAGGCAGTGCGGACGCTGCGGGCCTTCATGGAGACGCGGCGAATGTTTATCGACTCGAACCCCGCGTGGACGCCTGTCCGCGTCCGCATGGACGGCGACTGGACCGCCGAGTCGCAGATAGGCAACGCGACAGTCCGCGTGTGGGCGAAAAGCGGCGACGGCAAGTTCCCGGACTACCAGAGCGTCCTGCCGCCGTCCAACGAGGGCGTCGTCGCGACGTGCGACGCCGGCGAGTTCTTGGGCGGCGTGCGTCGGGCCGCCGCGTTTGCGAACGAGGAGCATCGGTGCCTGCGCCTTGCATTTGGGGGCGGGCGCATCGCGCTCACATGCCGCGCGGCGGATATCGGCGAGGGCCGGGCCGAGGTTGAGGCCGTGTACTCGGGCGACCCAATCAAGATCGGCTGCGACCCGCGCCTCCTCATCGCCGCCCTGCGGCCCGTCGCCGCCGCGGGCGAAATCCGCCTCCGCATGCGCAAGGCCACTCAACCCATCCTGATCGAGACGCCCAACCAGTCGTATCGCCATGTACTCATGCCGGTGTCGCTATGACGCGCGTCACAAAGGGGGCGAGGAACGGGCGGGAGAGGGGGCGGTCGGAAAGATACGACCGCGACGGGCCGTCGGCCCACGTCGAGCCGCCGCGCTGGAGGCAGGCCCTGTGGCGGATACTGGCGTGCGTGCAGACGGAGCGATGCGTGCTTGCCGACGCCGGCGACAGGGGCGGCGCGGCGATGGTGGGCGAAATAGAGGCGTCGCTGCGGGCGAGGCTGGGCGCGGCCCCGGAACGGGTCCGGGTGCTGCGGGCGAAGATGCAGGCGGCGGAGGAGGCGGACGATGGCGATTGACGCTCGCAAGCACGACGGCCAGGTGGACGTGGCGATAACGTTGCTGCTCGGGGCCGTCGCCCTGCCGGTCGCGTGCATCGTGACGGTCGAGCCGCACGGCCTGACGATCCGCCCCAAGGGCCGTCGCCAGTCGCTGCGCATCGACTGGACCACGCTCGCGGCCCGCATGACGCCGCCCGTGACGGCCAAGGCAAAGTACCTCGCCAACCCCCTGGGGCTGCTGACGGACGGGTAACGGACGAGGGGCGAGGGGCGGAGGGGCGAGGGGCGAGGGACGAGGGGAAACCGTAAAGGAGGCGCACGATGGCCCGGAAGAAGAAGCCGCAATCCATCAAGATATCGCTACTGGCGCGTGACGAGGAGCACAAGGGCGACCCCTACGCGATCCTCGACCGCCTCGTTGCCCGCCACCACGACCACCTCGCCAAGGCGACCATCGGCCTGGCGTGGAACCTGGGCTGGAGGTGCGACGCCGACGGCCACGTCAAACTCGGCAAGGCGCAGAAGTGCCGCGAGGCGGACCGCCAGGCCCACGGCCTGGACTTCATCATCCTCCTCAACCGCGACGTGTGGCAACAGGCGTGGTTCACCGAGGCCGAAATGGAGGCCTTGCTCGACCACGAGTTGTCGCATTGCGGCGTCCGCGAAAGCGACGAGGGCGAGACCATCCTGGACGAAAAGGGGCGGCCCGTTTATCGGATGCGCAAACATGACATCGAGGAGTTTCGGCATATCGTCCGGCGGCACGGGTGTTGGAAGAGCGACCTCGTCGCGTTCGTCCAGGACGCCGTGGCCCGCGACCGCAGCCTCTTCTCCGCCAAGACGCCCGCGCCTGTTTCGCCGGCGGCGGGGGGCGGGACAAAGGCAGAGGCGGAGGCGGCCAAGGCGTGGGCGGCAGCCGGGCCCGCGCCGTCGGGCGACTCGGGCGACGCGGCCGGCCTGGCGGGGGCGGAGTCGGGCGGCAATCGCGTGACGTTGACGCCGGAAACCAAGAAACTCCTGCGCCGCCGTCGCAAGGCGGCGGAGGCGGCGGAGGCATGACGGACGGCGACGAGAGGCGACAGGTCCAGTGCGTCGTATGCGGCGACTGGTACGACGAGCGCGGGCGGTGCATGCACAAGGCGAAAGGAGCGGCAACGATGGATATGGAAAGCCAGATGAGTACGGGCGACTGGGCGAAGCGATCCGCCAAGGAGCACTGCGAGTCAAACGAGATGCTGCACGTCCCCGGCACGGGGATGCCCGACCGGCCGCCGTGGGCGCCGACGTGGAGCGGCCTGCGGGTCTGCCTGCTCCGGCCCCGGCCGGAACAGATCAACCTGCCCGACATCGCCCTGTCGCTGGCCGGGATAAGCCGGTACGCGGGCCTGGGGGAGACCGTGGCCGTCCACTCCCTGCGGACCGCCGCCGTCCTGGAGGCGTGGCGGGCAAGGCCTGTTGCCGTGCTGGCGGGCCTCGTGCACGACGCGCCGGAGGCGTACACGGGCGACCTGACGCGGCCCGTCCAGCGCCTGATCGGCCGGGCGGGCATGGCGGCGTACAGGGCCGCACACGCCCGAATCCTCGATTGCCTGATCGCCGAGGTCCTCGCCCTGCCCGTCCTGCCGACGCCGGACGACTGGGCGCTGGTCAAGCAGGCCGACAACGCGGCCGGCCTGGCCGAGGCCCGGGCGTGCGGATGGAGCGCGGCCGACTGGTACGTCGCCGGCGAAGGGCCGCCCGTTGGCATGATCGAGGCGGCGGCGGCGTGGCGTCCAGCGTGCATCGACGGCGGCGCGGCCATGTGGCGGTCGGACGTGCTGACGCTGGTCAACGCGGTCTTCGAGGCGGCGGCGAGGGCGTAGAGATGGTGTACGTATCTGGGCTTGTGCGGACACAGAGATGCAGGCGCTGGCCTTACGACCAGGCGGCGTACCTGTGGGCCGACACGTCGGCGGAACTCGACGCCATCGCCAGGCGGCTGGGCCTGCGGCCCGAATGGATGCACGCCGATTACGACGCCCCCCACTACGATCTGACGGCCGGGAAACGGGCGCAGGCCATGCGTTTCGGGGCGCGGGAGGCGGACCGGCGGGACCTGGCCGCCCTCCGGGCCGCACGCCGCGAGAAGCGATACGCCGAGGCCCGTGCGGCCGCAAAGGGGACGCGAGGATGAGCGACGCCAGCGGCTGCGCCCGGCCCCTCGATCCGTCCGATGAGGCGTATCGATATCTCTGGCACGGCCTGAAGAACCGTCACCGCGGCGAGGCCGCGGCGATCACCAAGCCGCGACTCGTGGCGGCCCTGGCGGAGGCCGGGCATCCGGTGGACCGGCGGGTCCTCGATGAGACGCTGCGGGCCATGCGGGCGGCGGGGTTTCCGGTGGCGGCGACGGCGGCGGGCGTGTTCTGGGCGCGGACGCGGGACGAACTTTTGCGGGCCCGCCACACCGTTGCCGCCCGCTTTGACGACCTGCGCGAGACCGTCGACGCCTATGACCGGCTGATCGGCGCGTGGGCCGTCGCCCCGGACTCGGGCGGCGTCGTCCGCACGGCCGACGGCCAGGGGATGCTTTTCGGCGGCGCGTCTATCGCGCCGGGAAGCCGGACGTAAAGGCGAGGGGCGAGGGACGAGGGGCGAAGGGCGAAGGGCGAAGGGCGAAGGGCGAGGGGCAGAGGGGCGGGGAACGGGGGACGTGGGGCGAGGCGGGGCGGCCATGCAAATCGAACCGTGGTATGCGTATGTGATTATGGCCGTTGCGCTGGCGGGGACGGCGCTCAACGTCCGAGGCGTCCGCTGGTGCTGGCCGGTGTGGATGGTCTCCAACGCCGCCAGCGGCGTCTACCTGGCAGCGGGCGGGATGTGGACCCAGGGCCTGCTCCAGGCCGTGTTTCTCTTGGCGGGCGCGTGGGGATGGGTCGCGTGGGGACGGGCGGAGCGGGCGGCTCGCGCCGTCCTGGCGGAGCACGAGGCGGTTGTGCTGCGGTACGAGGCTCGGCTGATCGAGTACGAGGCCTGCCTGGCCAAGGCCGTCAAGGCCGCGGGCGATGCGCGCATCGCGGGAGAGCGGGCCGTCGACGTGGCGCGGCGGGCCTTGGCGGGGAGGCGTTCGCACGGGCTGTCGATGAACTGATGCGAAGGCGAGGGGCGAAGGGCGAAGGGCGAGGGTCGCGGGGCGAGAAACGAGGGACGAGGGAGGCGGTAAACATGGCGATACGGTGGATGGAGGCGGCGCGGAAGCGCTCGAAGGGCAACGCCACGCAGGTTGCGGTCCTCAAAGAACTCGGCAATTGCGCAGACGAGGCCGGGTACTGCTATCCGAGCGTCGAGTACCTGGCCCGCAGCACGCGCCTGCGGCGCAGGGCCGTGCAGGTGGCCCTGCGGGCGCTCGAGACCCTGGGCGAAATCGTCGTCGAGCAGGGCCGCGCCAGGGGCGGCCTGAACCTGTACCGGGTCGCGGTCGGCGAGACGGAGGGGGGCGCATCTGATGCGCCCCCCACGGGCGCACGTCATGCGCCCCCCCCGGCGCACGTGGTGCGCCCCCCCCGCGCACCAGGTGCGCCCCAGGGGCGCACGTGGTGCGCCCCCCCCGCGCACGTGGTGCGCCCGGGGGGCGCACGTGGTGCGCCCAAACCGTCATTAGAACCGTCAGTTGATCCGTCAAGGAACCGTCAAACAGAGAGAGAGACGGCCTCGCCGCCCCCGGACGTCCGCGCCGGTCCGGACGCCGACGGCGACGTCCAGCGGCTTCTCTCTCTCTCTTTTCCGTCAGGGTCTCCACAGGCAACGGCCAAAGCAGCGGTGATCGACCGCGCGGCGGAGGCGATCAGGCGCGGAGCGACGATGCCGTTGCTGGCCTGGGCCGTCAACTCGCCCAAGGCCCGGGCCTCCACGCCGTGGGGCCGGATAGCCGAGGCGGGCGAGACGGCCGCGGCGGTCCTCGCCGGTGCGCGGGAGATGTTCCGTCCGCCGCACTTCGCCGATTCGTTCGAGGGACGCGGCCTCGACGACCTGTGGACGTGGATAGATGCAAGGCCCGACATACGCGACTGTCCGCGAAAGGGGTCCGGCCCGCTCGCCCGGATGCTCCGCGACCTCGACGCCCTGTGGCGCCAGGCCCGCAACTGGCCGCCCGCCCCGGCGGCGTGCGGACGGCGGCAAGGGGGCGCGGCGTGACCGCCGAAGCGTGCGACCTGTGCGGCGACGTGTCGGGCGACGGGATCGACTGCCCGGAGTGCCGGGCCGTCCGGGCGGACCGCAACCAGAGGTCCGTGCACGAGGAAGAGATATATCTGCGGTGCCGTGAAACGCGGTCCATCGACGACGGGATATTCGAGGGGCGGGACGAGGCGCGGGCGGCTGCGTGGGAGGCGCTCGCGGATGAAGACGTGGACGGCGACGGCGACGATGACCAGGACGCGGCGTCGCGTCCGCAAAACGAGGAGGCGGGACGTATGGCAAAGACACGATGCTTGAGGGCGGAGGGGGCGGGGACGGTCGGTTGCATCCACCCGGCCGGCCACATGAGGCGGCACAAGGTGCGGCCCAACGCGCAGGCGGTGTTCGAGGGGCGGGCCGAGGCCGGTCCACCCGCGTCCATCCTCGCCCGGCGCAAGGGCGGGGCGGACGCCGCGAGGCCGCGCCCGCTCACGCCTCGCCTGGCCGGGCCCCCGGCCACCCCGGCGGCGACGGATGAGGGCGACGGCCCGGCGAAACTGCCGGAGGCGATCAGGCGTATCAACCGGCCTGTCCAGACCCCGGTCGCGGGGCCTGTCCGCATGCCGACGCCGGATGGCGCCGGCGAGGCCCCCGGCGCCGTCACGCTGGCTTTCTGCGACTTCGTCGGCCGCGTGGCCGAGGCCGTGCCACAGGTAGACTTCTCGTTCCGCTGGCGGCGCCAGGAACAGGCCCTCGACCTGCACGCCCGCCTGCACTTCGCCGAGACGTTCGAGGCCGCCCGCGATGCCTGACCGGCCGGGGCATATCGACCTGTTTTCGGGCATCGGCGGCTTCGCTTTGGCGGCGGCCGCCAAAGGATTCGAGACGCTGGCGTTCTGTGAAGTGGACCTGTTCTGCCGCGAAGTGCTGGCGAAACACTGGCCGGGAGTGCCGAGACATGGAGACATCCGAACCCTTGACCCCACCGCCCTGCCCGACGCCGAAGCCTGGTGGCGGCGAAACCGCGTCAAGGTCCGGAACTCGGGCAACAAGAAAACGCTCAAGGCGGCCGGCAACGGAATCGTCTGGCAAGTCGCCGCGGCCGTGATTGCCGCCATGCTGGCGGCGGAAAGGAATGCATGATGAAGGACCGAACATACTGGTGCTGCAAGCGGCCGGACGGGACGTGGGCGACGTGGACCCTCAGTTATCTTCGCGCGGTTTCGATAAATGAGGCGGAGGAGCCTGCGCAGGGGGATGAGCCTGAGCACAAGTGGCCCGAACTCTACCGCAAGGGCTGGCGTTGCGTGAGGGTCAGACTGCTGGCGGCGGAAAGGGGCGAGGGATGAACCGCACGAACATCGAGTGGACTGACGCCACGTGGAACCCCATCACGGGCTGCACCCCCGTCAGCCCCGGCTGCAAGAACTGCTACGCCCGGCGCATGGCGCAGCGCCTGCGCGGACGCTTCGACTACCCCGCCGACGACCCCTTCCGCGTCACGGTCCACATGGACCGCATGAACGAGCCGATGACGTGGCGGAAGCCCCGGACCATCTTCGTTTGCAGCATGGGCGACCTGTTCCATGCCGACGTGTCCTACGCGACTTTCGGGAGAGTCCGAAACGCAATGAGCCAGGCCTTGCGACACCGCTACATCCTGCTGACGAAGCGTGCGTACCGCATGGCGGAATACATGGCGCGGTTTCAGCGGGGCGTGTGGTCTCCCTTCCATATCTTCTGCGGCGTCAGCGTGGAGGACCAGGTGCGGGCGAACGAGCGCATCCCGGACCTTGTGCACCACACGCCCGCCGCTGGCCGGTTCTTGAGCCTCGAACCGCTGTTGGGCCGCGTCGAGTTGCGCGAGTGGCTGCCGCTGCTGGACGGCGTGATCCTGGGGGCCGAGACAGGGCCGGGGGCGCGGCCGATGGACCCCGACTGGGTGCGCAAGGTGCGGGACGACTGCCGCGCGGCGGGCGTGCCGTTCTTCCTCAAGCAGGTAGATGCGAAGCGAAACCGGGTGCTGGACGGCCGGACGCACGACGCCCTGCCGTGGGCAAAGGGGGAGAAGGCATGAGTACGCCAAGAGAACACGTCGCCGACGCCCAGGTCGAGGCAATCGCGGGCGGGCCGATGGAGATCACGTTTACCGACGACCAACTCCGCAAAATCATCGACGCCCCGGCCGACCCGATGGTGGACCTGATATTCGGCGAGGACGATGAGGACCAGACGGAGCGGCCGGGGGAGGGCGGGTGATGACGCGCCACAAATCCTTTGCATCCGAATCCGACCTTGCCGCCCACATCGTGGCATGGCTGCACCAGCAACACTACGACGTATATCAAGAGGTGCAGCCCGGCCGTGGCGAACCCGTGGCCGACATTGTGGCGGTGCAGGGTCCGCTGGTGGTGATCGTCGAGACGAAACTGTCGTTCGGCTGGCCGGTCATCGAGCAGGCCTATCAATGGGCATGGTGGGCGAACCTCGTCTACTGCGGCGTGCCTAGTCCTCGTATCCGTCGCGGCGGCGTTCGGGGCGTTGCGGCGCAGCGGGCGATGGAGGCGATTGGTGTCGGCGTCCTGGAGGTCGCGCCGTGGGACGCGCCGCCGGTGGTGGAGGAGTACATCAGGCCCGTATTCCGCCGCGTGCCCTTTGGCCGGGGCGTGACGCATTTCGATATTCGCCCGTGGCTGCGCGATGAGCAGAAGACCGCTTGTGCGGCCGGTTCGGCGGGCGGCGGATACTGGACGCCCTACAAGGCGACGTGCCGTGCGTTGCGCGAGTACGTCGTCGCCCATCCGGGCTGCACGATGAGGGAGGCGGTTGCCGGCATTGAGACGCACTACCGGCGCCCGGCCACGGCTTACGGCTGCCTGAGCCAGTGGCTGAGGGCAGGCAAGATTCCGGGCGTCGGCCGCGACGAAGGCGGGCAACTGGTGTCGCTGCCGATTGCGGACGAGCGGCCGGGGGAGGGCGGGGCATGAGCGACCTGCGCGACGTGCTGCCCGGCGAGGATGTGCTGCTGACGACCTACGGGCAAAAGGAAAGGCTGGCTAGGGTCGAGCGCGTGTCGCCCCGGTACATCTACACGACGCGCGGCCGCTTTGGGCGAAGAGACGGCCGGACAAGCGACGCCAATCACTACGCCGGCTCTCGCATCCGCCGCGCGACCGCAGCCGACGTGCTCCGCATAACGGAGCGGATTCACCGCTGGAGCGCGAACAAAGCGGCGGCAGAGTATTTGGAACGCCTACGCGCGATGATCCCCACGATGCCCACTGACGACATGCAGGAAGTGGTCCGCCGCCTGATGGGGCTGGTCAGGGACATGGAGTTGCGGGCGAAGAACCGGGAGGGCGCATGACGACGCGCGAGGACGTGTTCGGCGACGACCTCAAGGCCCCCTTCCCGTGGTTCGGAGGCAAGCGCCGCGTGGCCGACCTCGTGTGGGCCGCCCTCGGCGCGGTCGATAACTACGTCGAGCCGTTCTTCGGCAGCGGGGCCGTGTTGCTGGGCCGGCCAGACGACACCTTCCCCGTCAGGCGGGACGGGGAGTACGGGGGCTTCGCCGAGACGGTCAACGACGCCGATGCGTATCTGTCCAACTTCTGGCGGGCGCTGGCGGCGGACCCCGACGCCGTGGCCGCGCACGCCGACTGGCCCGTCAACGAGACGGACCTGTTTGCCCGCCACCTGTGGCTCGTGGACGAGGGGCGGCGGCGCATCGAGCGGATGGAGAGCGACCCGGATTTCTACGATGCGAAAGTGGCGGGCTGGTGGGTGTGGGGCATCAACTCGTGGATAGGTAGCGGCTGGTGCAGCGGCAGGGGGGCGTGGGCCGTCGTTGACGGCAAGGTCGAAAAGACCGGAGGCAAAGGGGGGCAATGGCGGCAACTGCCGCACCTGGGCGACGCGGGCCAGGGCGTCAACCGGCAACTGCCGCACCTGGGCAACGCTGGCCGGGGCGTCAACCGGCAACTGCCGCACCTGGGCGACGCTGGCCGGGGCGTCAACCGGAAACGGCCGCACCTGGGCAACAGGGGCAGCGACAAGCCGGGCCGAGAGGGCGACGGCGAGGCGCTCGCCGCCTACTTCCGCGCCCTCACCGCCCGCCTACGCCGCGTCCGCGTCTGCTGCGGCGACTGGACGCGAGTCGTCACGCCCGGCGCAACCGCCTTCGGCAACGTCGTCGGCGTCTTCCTCGACCCGCCGTACCTCGGCGACGTGCGTACACGCGACCTCTACCGCGTTGACGATCACACCATCAGCCACGCCGTCCGCGACTGGTGTCTGGCCAACGCTGACAACCCCCGATACCGCATCGTGCTGGCCGGGTACGCCGAAGAACACGACGCCCTGTTGCCCGACACCTGGCGGCGACACCGATACTCCGCCAACGCCGCATACCAGACCAACGCCGGCGGCGGCGTCAACGCCGCGAATCGCCATAACGAGTGCCTCTGGCTGTCGCCGCACTGTTTGGGCGGCGAGACGGCCGACGCGCCGCTGTTCAGCCAGGAGGACGCCGATGCCTGAGCGCCTCTGCCCGTACTGCGGGCACCTCAAGCCCGCCGACGCGTTCCCTCGAAAGGGCAATCGCTGCACGGCGTGCGAGTCGGCGAGGGTCGCCGAGTGGCGGCGGGCGAACCCCAAGCGGGGCCGTGATTACTGGTGCATGTTCATGTTTCTCCACGGCGAGGAACTGAGGGCGCGGCGACGCGCCAAGTGCGCCGCCAACCGGGAGCGTGAGCGGGAGAGGCAGAGGCGGCGGCGACTCGCCGCGAGGGCCGAGGAGTCGCGGCATGAGGCGTGAGTCGCGCGTCATCGAGGTGCGCATCGACCGGCGGGGGCGCGGCGACCACGCCGTGTGGCGGCTGTGGTGGCGCGACGGCGCGGGCCGCAAGCGGACGCGGGAGCGGCGGTCGTGGACGAGGGCCGAGGCGGAGGCGGAGGCGGCGCGGACGAGGGCGGACCTCAACGACCGGTCGCGGGCCACGCCGTGGGATGAGTTCGTATGCCGATACCTGGCGTACCAGCGCGGCCGCAACCGGCCGACGACTGTCGCCGACGTGCGGTGCGTCCTGGCCCGCCTCGCGGCGGTGATGGCGCCGGCGACGCTCGCGGACCTGACGGCCGAGAGGGCGGCGGCGTACCTGGACGGCGGCCTGGGGCAGGGCGTCGTGCCGGACGGCAGGGCGCGGGCGCTTCGGCCGCTGCGCGCGGCGACGTGGAACAAGCACCTGCGAACCTTGAGGACCGCGATGAGGTGGGCGGTGAGGGCGGGCATGAGGCTGGCGGCGGGCGGGGGCGCGGCGGCCAACCCGTTCGACGGAATCAGGCGGCGGAGAGAAGTACATATTCCGCAGGTGATATACGGGCGGCGCGGGCAACACTTGATGTTGGCGAACGCCGCCGCGTCGGACGGGCCGAGGTGGGAGGCGGCGGTCCTCTTGGGGCTGGAGTGCGGGCTGAGGGTGGGGGAGATCAGCCACCTGACGTGGGGCAGCGTGGACGAGGGGTCGGGCGAGGTGGTCGTCGGACCTGAGCCGGACGGCTGGTCGCCCAAGGGGACGTGCGGGCGGGCGTCGCTGACGGCCAGGCTGACGGGCGTGCTCCAGACGCTGCGGGCCGAGGCGGAGGGGGGGCTGGGCGGGCGGGTCGTGGGCGGGGCGAGTCCGAGGGCGTTTGAGCGGGAGTTCCGGCGGCGGCTGGCGGAGGCGTGTAGGCGGGCCGGGCTGCCGGCGATCAAGCCGCACGGGTTGCGGCGGTCGTATGGGACGCTGCTCGCCAACGACGGCATGGAGTCGCTGCAACTGGCGACGGTCATGCGGCACCGCGACCTGGCCACCACCAGGCTCTACTACGCCGCGATCAGGGAGCGCGAGGCGGCCGAGGCCGCGCGGAAGACGGTCGAGGGCGGGCGATGAAACGGAAAATGGAGTGCCAACGCGGTGCCACGGTTTTTGCCGCACGGGGGCGCGGCGCGGAGTTCGGCCAATGGAAATCACACGTTGGCGCGGGTCGACCCAAACCCCCGTCTCGGATTCACCATCCTATCACCCCCCGCGGCATTTGGGGGCGGGGCGAGGGGCAGGACTCGCGGCCGCCCGCCGAGTGGCGTCCGGCCCGCCCCGCGCGGCCGGTTTCGCCGCTGCGGGCGCAAGTGCTTGTGGGCAAAGGACTTAGGTACTACCGCCGCCTCTTCGCCGCCGCCGGGCGTAGCGAATAGCACGGAAGGGGGACAGACTTTCTTGCGGGGGGCGGGTTTTTGGGGCGGGGGAGGGGGAGGGTAGCGGGATGAGACTGAAATACTGGCGGGGGCGGGATGGGACGGAGCGGGTGTACGTGAGGGGGCACGGGCTGCCGGGAGTGGTGTGGTTTGACCGGCGGGGGATGGTGATGGGGATCGACCAGGCGGCGCTGGACGCGAGCGCGGCGGTGCGGCTGCGGGCGTGGGACCTGGCTCGGGAGGTGCACGCCATGCAGGCGCGGGCGGGGGGATGGGGGGCGCTGGTGGATCAGTGCAGGCCCCGCCGGCGGCGGGCGTGGCAATGGTGGGCGAGGCTGGCGGGGATCGTCCTGGGGCGGGCGCTAGGGAGGGCGGGGCTTTGACGCAGACTGACATCTTCGGCGACGGCCGCGCAATCGTCCACCAGGGCGACTGCCTCGCCGTCCTCACATCCATGCCGGAGGCCTGGGCGGACACTGTCATCACCGACCCGCCATATGAACTCGCCTTCATGGGCCGCAAGTGGGACTCGTCCGGCGTGTCGCTGCGGCCCGATACGTGGGCGGCCGTCCGCCGCGCGGCCAAGCCGGGGGCCATGCTCCTGGCGTTCGGCGGCACGCGGACGTTCCACCGGATCGGCTGCGCAATCGAGGACGCGGGCTGGCGCCTGATGGATACGATCTTGTGGCTGCGCGGCAGCGGGCTGGTGAAGTCAAAGGACTTCGGCAAGGACATCGGCCGGGCGGCGGGTGCGGAGGCCGCCGCGACGTGGGACGGGTACGGCACGGGCCTCAAGCCCGCGTGGGAACCGGTCATCCTTGCGATGAACCCGTGTGACGGGACGTATGCCAATAACGCCATAACCCACGGCGTGGCGGGTCTGCACATCGATGCGTGCAGGGTCTTCTGCGGCGAAGCAAATCCGAGCATTGCGCGGCGGCAATCGGCTTTGCGGCCGGGGGACGTGTGGCTCCTCGGCGCTCATCGGTTGATGTGCGGCGACTCGACGAAGCCGGACGACGTGGCGCGGCTGATGAACGGAGAGCGGGCGGGCGTGTGCTTCACCTCTCCCCCATACGCGCAGCAGCGGACCTATGACGAAGCGTCGTCCGGCCCGATAAAGGATTGGGACGCGCTGATGCAGGGCGTGTTCGGGAATCTCCCGATGGCCGACGACGGGCAGGTCATGGTCAACCTGGGGATGATCCACCGCGACGGCGAGTGGCAGCCGTACTGGTCGGACTGGATCGGGTGGATGCGGGCGCAGGGCTGGAAGCGATTTGCGTGGTATGTCTGGGACAAGGGGCACTGCGGTTGGAAGGAGGGCAACCGCCTGCCTACCGAACATGAGTTCGTCTGGCACTTCTGCCGCCGCGAATCCGCGCCCCTGAAGTGCCTGCCGTGCTCCACCGCCGGCGACGTTACCAACGCACCGGCCAGTTACAGCGGGCCGGACGGCCCGGACAAAAACCGGACGGTTGCCTATCGCAACAACCCGACGAAATGCGGCGGGTCCGTGTGCCATGCGTACCGCAACCCGGGCGCGGGCATCGACCATCCGGCGGCTTACCCCGTCGCCCTGCCTCTGTATTTCGCGGCGCACTGGCCCGGCCTGATCTACGAGCCGTTTGCCGGGTCCGGCACAACCCTGATCGCGGCCGAGCGACTGGGCCGCGTGGCCTGTGGCATGGAGATAAGCCCGGCGTATTGCGACGTGGCTGTCCGTCGATGGGAAGAGTTCTCGGGCCAAAAGGCCACACGGGCGGCGGCGCTCAAGCGGGGAAGGTAGCCAGTGGCAAAACGTCGGCGCAGCGACGCGGAGTCCAGGACGCGGCAGGCCGTCGCCGCCCTCGTGGCGGCGGCGGGCCAGGGCCGCGCGGACCTCGGCTGGCTCGACGCCGCCATCCGCGAGGCGGGGTACGTCCGCAAGGGCGAGCGGATGACCAAGGACGAGGTTGCACGCGAGCGGGCCGACGCGGCCGCGGCGATGGTGGCCGTGCTCGAGGAAGTGGCGGCGGCGTGCGGCGCGACGTGCGGCACGCATATCGTCAGCCGCATACAAGAGGGCGTCGCTCGCATTGCTCAGACGCCGGCGGCCGAGGCCGTCGCCGCCGCCGCGCCTGGCCGAGGCCGCACCGGCCGGAAAGGGGCCAAGGCATGAACGGCGTCCTGGCCGAAATCGCACGGCGTCTCGCGCGGATGCCCCGTCGCCGGGGCATGGCGGCCGGCCTCGCCGCCGATTACGCGGGGCACCGCGAGGGCGCCGCCCTGCGGTCCCGCCGCATGGCGGCCGCCGGGTCGGAGATCGGCGAGTTGCCGCCTCCGGCCGACCCGGCCCGCCGCGAGCGGGCGACGGGCAGCCTCAAGGTCTTCGCCGAGATGTACTTCGCGCGGGTCTTCTACCGCCCGTGGTCAAGGTTCCACCTCAAGGCGCTGGCCCGCCTGCAGCGCGCCATCGACCGCGGCGGATGCTACGTCCTGGCCTGGCCGCGGGGCGGGGGCAAGTCGGCGCTCATGCGGACGGCGGCGCTGTGGGCGGTCCTGACGGGCCGGCGGCGGTACGTCGCCCTCATCGCGGCCAGCGCCCCGAAGGCCCACGCGGAACTGGCGAAGATCAAGGCGGCGTGCGAAACCAACGAGACGCTCATCGACGACTGGCCGGAGGCCCTCTACCCCGTGGCGTGCCTCGAGCGCGTGGCGCAGCGGCAGCGGGCGCAAAAGTGCATGGGCGTACATACCCGCATACAGTGGCTTGACAACCTGATCGTCATGCCGACGATCCCGAACTCGCCGTCGTCCGGGAGCGCGATCTACTCGGCGGGCCTCACGGGGGCGGAGGTCCGCGGCCCGTCGCATTACACGGCCGGGGGCGAGGTCATCCGGCCCGACCTCGCGCTGATCGACGACCCGCAGACGCGGGAGTCGGCGAAGTCGCCCACGCAGACGCAGGACCGGCTGGACCTGATCAAGGGCGACGTGCTGGGCCAGGCGGGCGACGGCAAGCCGATGGCGGCGCTCGCGGCCGTAACCGTGATCAAGCCGGCGGACCTGTCGAGCCGCCTCCTGGACCGCGAGGAGCACCCCGACTGGCAGGGCGAGGTCGTGCCGATGGTCGTGGCGTGGCCGAGCGAAGCGGGGCAGAAACTGTGGGACCAGTACGCCCGCATCCGGGCCGAGGACGTGGCCGCCGGCGGCAGCGGGGCGCGGGCGACGGCGTTCTACGCGGAGCACCGGGACGCGATGGACTCAGGCGTAGCCGTCTCCGACGCGGCCCGCCACTCGGACGGCGAACTGTCGGCGATTCAACATGCGTACAACTGGCGTTGCCGCGTCGGGGACGAGGTGTTCTGGGCCGAGTACCAGAACGCGCCGAAGGTCGCCGAGTCCGTAAGCGGCGAGGTCACGCCGCTGGCCCGCATCCTCAAGCAACTGTCGGGCCTGCCTCGCGGGACCGTGCCGCGCCGCGCGGGGCACGTGACGGCGTTCATCGACGTGGGCAAGAAGATACTTTACTGGATGGCGTGCGCGTGGGCGGACGATTTCACGGGCTGGATCGTCGATTACGGGACGTACCCGGACCAGGGCCGCTGGCATTTCCGAGGCGACGACGCCCAGCACACGATCCGCCGCAAGCACCAGGGCGTCGTGGACGAGGAGGCGGTCCGCCTGGCCATCGAGGCGTGCGGGGCGTGGCTCTTGGGGCGCGACTGGCCCCGCGAGGACGGGCCGCCTCAGCGGGTCGAGCGTCTGCACATCGACCGCGGGTACATGCGTCCGAGCGTCGAACTGGCGTGCCGCCGCCTGACGGGCAACGTCCTGCCGTCCGCAGGCCAGGGCGTGGGGCCGGCGCAGCGGGCGATGAGCGAGTACCGCCGGCGCCCGGGCGAGCGCATCGGCCACTACTGGTGGATGCCCAACGTGCGCGGCACGTCGGAACTCAGGCACGTGCGGCCGGACACGAACTACTGGAAATCCCTGGTCCACCAGAGGCTTGCGATGGGCCTGGCGGAGAAGGGCGCGCTGTCGCTGCCCGGCCGCAACCCCACGGAGCACCAACTGCTGGCCGAGCACCTGACGGCGGAGGTCTGCCATCCGACCTACGGCCGCGACCGGTGGGTCAACGTGTGGACGGAGTTGCCGAATCACGACAACCACTGGCTCGACTGCCTCGTCGGCTGCGCCGTGGCCGCCTCGATGCAGGGCGTGCGCGTGGCGAGCGAACAGGAGGCGGCGGCGGAGAAGAAGCCGCGGCGATTTACGCAGGCGGACCTGCAACGGAGGCGATGATGCCGAGGCGGTACACATCGGACTGGCGCAGGGCCGACGAGGCCGGATCGCCGGAGGGCCAGGCCGCGCCGCGCGGCTTTGTCTGCCGCGAGTGCGGCTGCCGGCATTTCGAGGTCCTCTACACCGAGGACCTGGTGGATGGTCGCAAGCGCAGGCGCCGCGCGTGCCGCAACTGCGGCCGCCGGATCACGACGCAGGAACGCGAGGTTGGAGACGCCAATGCCGCAAAACACGAGCCGGGCGACGCGCCCGATGACGCCTGAAGAGGCGCTCGAACAAGGGCGGCTCTTCGCCGCGCGAACGGGCGCGACCGGGGCCGCCGGGGAGGACGTCGCCCAGGAGTACGCCGTCGCCGCCGTCCTTGCCCAGGGCAAGGCGCGTCACCCGGCGAACCTGTGGTGTTACCAGTTGACGGCCGGTTGCCGCCGCGCCATGGACGAGACCAGGCGGCAGGCGGGCCTTATGGCAGGGGGCGTCGCCCTGAACGGCCACGCCCTGCGCATGGGGGGGCGCGAGGGCGACCCCGCCGACGCCGCGGAGTCCGACGACGACGCCCGCGCCGTGCGCGAGGCGCTGGCCGCCCTGCCCCCCGTCCGGGCGGCGATGGCCTCGCTCGTCTGCGGGTTCGCGGGCGAGGCGATGAGCGTCCACGCCGCCGGCCGCGTGCTTGGCCTGTCGCCGCGCGAGGCGACGCGGCACTGGCGTCTGGCGAAGGATTTTCTTCGCGCAACCCTTACCGGTAAGGATTTCTGAGGAACTTTTCCACATTCTTGCGCAAGTCGCCCCCCGCCGCGCCTTTGTAGTTATAGAGAAGGCGTTTTCGCGGGAGAGCGAGGCATGGCCGACGACACCCTGTCCGACGCAATCGAGACCGCCGCCCAGGGACCCGTCGAGGCCCACACGGACCGCGGCGGCGTCCGACAGCATCCCCTTTCCGAGCAGATCGCCGCCGACCGATACATGCAGGAACGCCGAGGCTCTCGGCGAACCCCTCAACAGCGCCTCAGCGCGATCGTCATGCGCTGCGTGCCGCCGGCGGGGGGCTGACCATGCCCGCCGCCGACGCCAGGCTGACCGCGGCCGTGCGTGCCCTTGAGGCGATATCCGCCTCCGGCCCGTCGCGTCCCCGCTCCGGCCGCTCGCCTCGCCGCCCCCTGGCCCGATACGACGCCGCCCAGACCACGGCCGAAAACCGCCGGCACTGGGCCAACGCGGACGCTTTGTCCGCCGACGCGGATGCGTCGTTCGGGACGCGGCAGATACTGCGGCAGCGCAGCCGGTACGAGGTCGCCAACAACCCGTGGTATCAGGGCATCCTCCAGACGCTCTCTCACGACCTCATCGGCGTCGGCCCGCGCCTCCAGATGCTCACGGGCAGCCGCGACGTTGACGCTGCAATCGAGCGGGAGTTCGGCAAGTGGTGTCGCGCCGTCCGCCTGGCCTCGAAACTCAGGCTCATGCGGGTGTCCCGCGCCCAGGACGGCGAGGCGTTCGCGCTCTTGCGGACGAACCCCGGCGTCGGCCACGCCGTCTGGCTCGACCTGGCCGTGATCGAGGCCGACCGCGTCCAGACGCCGGACCTGCGGATGCTCGACGCCGCCGTAGTGGACGGCATGGTCCTGGACGCCAACGGCAACGTCGTTGAGTACCACGTCCTCAAGGAGCATCCGGGCGGCCCGGGCGGCTGGCAACTGGCGGACTACGAGCACGTGCCCGCCCGCGACATGATCCACTGGTTCCGGCCCGGCCGGCCCGAACAGCACCGGGGCGTGCCGGAAGTGGCGTCGACGCTCCAGTTGTTCGCGGACCTCCGCCGATACCGCAAGGCCGTGATCGGCGCGGCCGAGCAGGCGGCGTGCTTCGCGGGCATCCTGCACACCGGCGCGCCTCCGGACGAGGGCGCGGACGTCGTTGACCCGATGGTCGAGTTCGAGCTCGAACGCAACATGCTTCTGACGGCCCCGATGGGCTGGGATATGACGCAAGTCAAGGCTGAGCAGCCGACTACTACGCACGACGAGTTCACGATCCGCTGCATCAACGAGGCGGCGAGGCCGTGGTCGATGCCTGTCAATATCGCCATGTGCGACTCCAGCCGCCACAACTACGCCTCCGGCCGCCTCGACCACCAGACATACGACCTGATGCTGGAGGTCGAACGCGGGGACCTGGCCGAGGTCGGTCTCGACAAGATTCTGGACGCGTGGATGGCGGAGGCCGTCCGCGTGGACGACCTGCTGCCGCGCTCCGCGCGCGGAATCGAAGACTGGCCGCACCAGTGGTTCTGGCGCGGCCGCCCGCACGTGGACCCGGCCAAGGAGGCCAACGCCCAGGAAACCCGCCTGTCCATGAACACGACTACGCTTGCCCATGAGTACGCACGAGAGGGCCTGGACTGGGAAGAGCAACTGTACCAGCGCGGCCGCGAGGTGCGGATGCTCCGCGACCTGGGCCTGTCGGACGGACAGACGGCGACGCCCGGCGGGCGCGAGACGCCGCGACGACGCGACGTGCCGGCCGCCGTCCAGCCTGAGAAGTCGGGGAGGACGCGCTGATGCCCAGGCCGCGAGCCGAGGTCCTGACGGACGGATGGGGCTATGGCATTGATATCGAGACGGGCGAACTGTGGATGTACGGCCCCATCGGCGAGTGGTCGCTGGGCCTGACGCCCGACACGCTGGCCCGCGATCTGAAGCGGACGAAGGCCAAGGCGCTGACCCTCTACCTCAACTCCCCCGGCGGCGACGTGTACGACGGCGTCGCGATCCGCAACATGCTCGTCCGCGACGGCCGCCTCAAGACCGTGGTGGTCGACGGGCTGGCCGCGAGCATCGCGTCCGTCGTGGCGACGGCGGGCGAGACGATCAGGATGATGCCCGGCACGATGATGATGATCCACGACCCGTGGAGCGTCATCATCGGAGACGCCGCCGAGATGCGCGAGGCCGCCGACTGGCTCGCCAAGACGGGCGCGGTGCTCGCCGACATATACGCGGCCCGCACCGGGCGCAGCGCCGCCGAGATGCGCCGCCTGATGGTCGCCGAAACGTGGCTGTCGCCGGCGGAGGCCGTCGAACTGGGCCTCGCCGACGAGGCCGTCGCCGAGGAGGACGCTGCCGCCGCCGCCCTGGCGTCGCGCGCCGCCGCAAGGTTCGACCTGAGCGTGTTCGCACGTGCGCCGACGGACGGGGGCCGGTTCGTCGCGGCCCCGCGGCCCGATGCCGACGAAACCCCGAAACAGTTCTTCCGCCGGGCGGCCGCCTTCTACGCGCCCGGCCGTTTCCGAACGAGCGCCGCCACATCCGCGGCCAAGCCCAAGGAGCAACACATGGATTTCAACGCATGGCTGACGAGCAAGGGCCACGACCCGGCCGCCCTGGACGAAGCCCGCACGGCCGAACTGAGGGCGGAGTACGACGCGGAGACGGCGCCCGCGATGCCCAAGCCCAAGGCGCGACGCAAGGCGCCCGCCCCTCCGGCCGATGACGCTGCCACTCCGGCCGACGACGCCGAGACGGACCCCGTGCCCGCGATGCGAGCCCGCGCCGCCGACGAGTTGCGTCGGCAGGCGGCCCTCGCGGCCGTCCCCGGCATCGAACGCCACCCGTCGATCCTGGCCAGCGCCCTGGCCGAGGGCTGGACCACGGACCGCACCGAACTGGAGGTCCTCCGGGCGTCCCGCCCGCAGGTCCGGCCCAACGGCGGCGGCAACGAGCCCGGCGTCGGGGCCGTCATGGAGACGAGCCTGTCGCTGCGGGCCGGCGTCGCCCCGGCCGTCATGGCCGCGCAGCACGGCCAGCGCGTGGTCGACGCCGCGATGGACCGCCGGTTCCGCAACCTCGGTCTCCAGGGCACGGTGCGGTCGTTCCTCCGCCACCACGGCGCGGACGTGCCGGACGGCGGCCTGGGCAACGACGAGATTCACCGGGCGCTGGAGATCGAGCGCGGCCTGCCTCGCAACGAGGCCTCGACGATCAGCCTGTCGGGCATTCTCGGCAACGTCGCCAACAAGACCATGCTCGCCGCGTATGCCAGCGTCGAGGCCGTGGTCCCGATGGTCTTCCGCGTGACCGATGTCAATGACTTCAAGGCGCACACGCGCTACCTGCTGACGATGGGCGGCGACGTGGAAGAGGTCGGGCCGGGCGGGGAAATCAAGCACGGCACGCTGGGCGAAGAGTCGTACACGCAGCAGATCTCGACGCGCGGCCTGATGCTCGGGCTGACTCGCACCATGATCATCAACGACGACCTGGGCGCGTTCCTCCAGATCCCGATGCACATGGGCCGCAAGTGCGCCGTCGCCGTCGAGCGCGCGGGCATGACGCTGGTCGCCGGGGCGCAGACCGCCGGCTTCTTCGCCAGCGGCAACCGCAACCTCGTCACCGGCGCCGGGTCCGCCCTGGCCATCGCCGGCCTGACGGCCAGCGAGGCGACGTTCCTCAACCAGTCCACCGCCGCCTCCGGGGCGTCCGCCGCCGTCGTGAACAAGGCCGATCCCGTGCTCATCACCCCCGCGATCCTGCTCGTGCCGCCGGCCCTCAAGGTGGTGGCAGAACAGTTGTACAAGGATACGGTCGTCAACGAGGCCGCGACGGCCGGCAGCCCCAAGCCCAACTCGAACCCGCACGCCGGCAAGTTCAAGCCCGCGTCGTCCCCGTTCCTCTCGAACGCCGGCATCACCGGCTACTCGACCGCGGCCTGGTATCACCTGGCCGACCCGGCCGACGTTGCGGCCTTCGAGATCGCCTTCCTGCGGGGCCAGCGCACGCCCACCGTCGAACAGGGCGTGCCCGACTTCAGCACGCTGGGCATCCTGTGGCGATGCTTCTTCGACTTCGGCGTCGCCCGGGCGGACTTCCGCGGGGCGGTCAAGAACGCCGGCGCATAACGACCCCGCCGTGCGGGCGACGCCCGACGCGCGAAACCGTGACCAACACTCATTGACAAGGAGCCATACATGCAAGCCATCCGAAGGGCCGAAGGCCGAAGCGTCGACTACACGCCGTCCGGGGCCGTCTCGGCCGGAGACGTCGTCATACAGGGGCCGCTGGTGGGCATCGCCCCGCTGGACATTGCCGCCGCCGCCCTGGGCGCCCTGCAACTGGAGGGCGTGTTCGACGTCGTCCAGGCGGCCGTGACGTTCACGGCGGGCCAGGCGGTCTACTGGGACGCCGACGGCAACCCGGTGGGCGGGACGGGGGGTTCGGGCGCGGCCGCCGAAAGTGCGACCGGCAACACGTTCATGGGGTTCGCGCTGGCCGCGACGGAGGCGACGGACACGACCGTCCGCGTCGCGCTTCGCAGCGTCGAGGCGTCCGCCGCCGAGGCCCTGTCCCTCGAGGACCTGGGCGACGTGGGCGAGGTCGCGTACACCGCCGGCCGCATCCTCGTCGCCGACGGCGACTCTTACGAGGATCAGGCGCTCTCAGGGCCTCTGACCCTCTCCGGCGCGGGCGTCGTGGGCGTGGCCTCGGCCACGGTCGCCGCCGACGGAAGCGACCAGTCGGACGCCGCCGCCGTCGCTGAGGGCTTCACGCTCGTCAGCGCGGCCAACGCCACCAAGGGCGTCAAGTTGCCCGCCGCCGCCGCCGGCAAGATGTGCATCATCAAGAACGGCGCAAACGCGGTCCTCAAAATCTGGCCCAACACTGACGACGCGATCAACGCCCTCGCCGCGAACGGCAGCCTGGACATCGCGGCGTATACATCCGTCATCCTGGTCGCGTACAACGCCGTGACGTGGTACACGATCCCGCTGCTGCCGTCGTAATCATTGCCGCCGCCTGAGCCGGGGGCCGGACGGGTTCGCCGCCCGTCCGGCCCGCAAGGCTCGCCGCGGTCTCCCCCGTCCGCCGCAGGGAGGGCCTCGCCATGATACGCACCGGCATGACCTGGCTCGCCGCCGCCCTCAAGGAAAACGAGGGCGAGGGCGTGACGTATCGACGCGGGTCGACGTCGGCCTCGCTCTCGGCGTGGCGCGGCGAAACGAGCGTCGAGAAGGAAGACCCGGACGGCACGGTCCGCGAGCGCGTTGACCTGGTGGACTGGTGTTTCGTCGCGGCCGACATGGCCGTCGCGGGCCTCGCTCACCCGCCCCGCGCGGGCGACCGCATAGAGGCCGACGCCGGGACGTTCGAGGTCTACGCCCCGACCGGCGTGCCCGCATGGTCGTATGATGATGCGTATCGGCAGATTCTCAGGGTCCACAGCCGCCTGGTCGAGGAGGCCGCCGCATGAGAGACGCGCCCGGACCCGTCCCCGTTCCGCTGCCTGAGTACGTCGCGTCCATCGCGGACCGGGCGGCCCAGCGGGTGATCGACCAGCACGTCCTCACGTGCGGCGCTCCGCGCGCGGTCCAGGCCCTCCAGGTCCGGTTCGCCACGCTCGTGGGCTATATGCTCGGGGCGGCCGGCGGGGGCGGCGTCACGGTCTACACGCTCATCCGCCTGTTGGGGGTCTGATGGTGGCGACGCCTCGCATAATCCAGGCGTGCGACGCGGTTCTCGGGGCGCTTGTCGCGCGGGCGTGGTCGCTCCCCGTCAAGGCGGCCCGGCGGCTGACGTGGCCGGAAACGTCGACGCAGGCGCTGGGCGACGCGCTGCACCTCTGGATCGTCCCGGCCGGCCGCGAGTCGAGCATCCTGGACCGGTCGCGAGTCCAGGAGATCGTCGGCGTTCAGGCCGCCCTCGTGAGGGCGCTGGGGGCCGACCCGGCCGTCCACGAGCGGATCGCCGCCGACGTGATCGCCGTGTCCGAGGAAATGATGGACCACCTGCGGTCAATGCGGACGCTCTCGACGGACCCGTACATCGCGTGGGCGGGCGACATGCAGCCCGCCCCGTACAACGAGCAGCGGCTGGCCCAGGGGACGCTGGTCGTCGGGTGGATGATGAATCTCAGGATGGTGATATGAGGCCGTTTGCAATATATCCCGATTCGTTCGGCGGCCGGACGCTCGGTTACTGGCGGCCGGGCGAACGCGGCGGTCTGCTCGACTCCGTCGTTGCCGGCGGGCCGACGCTGGCGCCGACGGGCGACGTGACGTGGGGCGGCGACGGCTGGCGTCTTGGCGAGGGCGGATACCTGTGGGCCGCCCTGCCGACGTGGGCGGCAGCGCAGCCGACGCTTACGTGGGAGGCGTGGCTGCGCGACTGGCGCAACGTCGCCGACGACGCCGGATACGTCCTCTGGCTCTACCAGCCGGCGGCGTCAACCAATCGCATGGAGATATGGCTGCGGACGGGCGCGACGCCTCGCATCGCGGCCATCGAGAGAATCGCCGGGACGGCGGTCGGCAGCGCGACGTGGGTGGACGGTGCGGCCGTCGCCTCCCTGTTGGCTTCGCCGCAGCCGTTGCACGTGGCGGTCGTCCTGGACTCGCCGGCACGGCTGACGCTCTACGTCAACGGGGTGGCGGTCGCCCAGGACACGACGAACATCGCCGACCTGCCGTCCGGCGACTGGAGACTACAGGTCGGTGTGGCGGGCACGTCCGCCCTCGTCGTCGTGGACGAGATACGCCTGTCGTCGGCAGCGCGGTACTCGGCGGCGTTCACGCCGGTGCGCTACGCGTGGGGCGAACGGGCGTGCCCGTCCTACGGCCGGCAGCCGGGGCCGGGCGAACTTGTGGGCGGAGCGGTCTGGGGATAGGAGGCAAGCGATGGCGCTGTTTGCGGACTACGAGAAACGGGCGTCACTGGCCGCCCTGCATCGGCGGGTCGAGCAGGCCAGGGACTCGCTCGTCCAGGCGACGGCGACGTTTGTCGACGCCTACCAGGCGTCCGACGCCGCCGACAAGGCCGTCTGCGAGGCGGCGGTGGCGGATATCAGGGCGAGCCTCGCCCCGGCCGCTTTGGCTGCGGCCGTCCAGGCGGAACGCGACAAGCGCAAGGCGGTCTGACCATGTACCTGCTCGACACATTGACAGACGTTTACAACCTCGCCGCGTCGGCCGATATCTACGACGGCTACGCGGGCGGCCTGTCCGGCTACCGGGGCTGGATCGTCGTCAACATCAACATGGGCGACGTCACAAACCCGCTGACCGGAACGACCGGCACGTTCACATGTGAAGCCAGGACGGCCAACGAACAGCGGCTGCTCGGCCAGACCACCGTCTTCGTCAGCAGCCCCGGCGGCGAGGCATCGTTCGCTTTCCGGTTCTTCTGCGATTTTTCGCTCCAGGAGGAAGACGGGCAGGGCATCACCATCAAACTGCAATCATCCGTCGCGGGCGATACCGCCGCGGCGGTGACAGTCAACATTTTCGCCGAAGGAACCCAGACTGCCAGCGACTTCGATTCCACGGCCCAATCTGCCCTGAAAGCAACCGCGGTCGGTCTGACTACGCAGGGTAAGGCGGACGTTCAGGCGGCCATGACCAGTCAGGGCGTGACGACGGGCCGCGCCGCATTGCTCGACAACCTCGACGCCGCCATCACGAGCCGCGAGGCGTCCGGGGCGGCGTCCGCCGCCGCCTCCGCCCTCGAATCGCACGGCGACTCCGAGTGGGCCACCGCAACCGGCTTCGCCGTCGCCGGCGACGCCATGACGCTCGCCGCCGGTGCAATCGTCGCCGGGTCGTTCGGCGCGGGCGTGTTGCCGACGAACTTCGCCGCGCAGGTCATTTCCGCCGCAGGCGTCGTCCGGGCGACCAACACCGCCGACGCGGCCCTGGCGACCGCCTCGGCCCTCGCGGCCGTCGCCGCCAAGACCTCGCTCATCACCACGGCGGGCCTGCACGTCCTGGGGGCCGTCACGGGCGGGAGGCTACAGGTCGTGCGCGGCGACACGTACAGCGCCGCCACGGGCGGGACGCTCGCCGTCACGATACCCGACTACGCCGGGCCGGACGTTGACGGGGCGACGCTCGACCTGGGCATCGGCCCCGCGCCGGACGGCACGCCCGCCTCGGCCGAGGGCACGGCCGTTGCGACGATGAGCGGCGCGGACCTGGTCCTTGCGATCACGCTGGACCTGGCCGACGCGAACCTCGACCCGTCCGCCGAGTACATATTCACGCTCTCTCGCGATTACGAGGGCGGTGACAAACGAACAGTCGTCGTCGGATGGGCCGAAGTGCTCGCCGACGTGCCGGCGACCTCAACTTGAAAGGATTGACAAATGAGCATCAAACAGGGCGATCAGATGAAGTTGTACTACTGCGAGGCCGGCATCGGCGGCACGCCCGTCTGGACGGAGGTCGCCATCGTCAAGGACGTGACATATGACGACTCCAAGAGCGAGATCGACGTGACCACCCGCGCCGCCGGCCGCTGGAAACAGACGATCAGCGGCATGAGGGAGGCCGCAATCGAGTTCGAGATTCTCTGGGACGCCGCCGTCGCGGGGTTCCTCGCCCTCCAGGACGCCTACAACGACGACGCGCTCATCGGCCTGGCCGTGGCGGACGGCGCCATCGCCACGTCGGGGACGCACTACTTCATGGCCGACTGCGAAATCCTCAAGTTCGCCCGCAGCGAGCCGCTCGACGGCGTCGTCACGGTCTCCGTGACGGCCAAGCCGACGTACTCCGCCAACACGCCCACCGTCGGCGTCGTGGGCGCGACGACTCAACAGTCCTCGTTCAGGCTGACCCTCGTCGCCGGGGCGGGCAGCGTTGACCTGACAAACCTCGCCGGGGACGTTGACGGCACGGGCCAGGCCGTGGTCGTGCTCAGGGTCACGAACAACGGCGCCAACGCACTGGCGATCTCCAAGGGCGTGGCCAACGGCTACGGCCTGCTCTCGGACGACAGCGACATCGTCATCGACGCCGGCGGGTCCGTCGCCCTCACGCTGGGCGCCTCGGACACCGTCGCAAGCGACGTGAAAATCCTGGACGTGGCCGGCACGCTCGTCCAGACGTCCGACTGGGAGATCGTCCTCGAGACGCCGTAAGACGGCGCGTGACGGGGACGGACAGGAAGGGGATTGCCAGTGGCCGGGTTCACCGACGACGCGGGCCGCCAGTGGGACGTGCGGATAACCATCGGCGTATGCCGACGTGTTGCCGAACGCCTGGGCGTCTACCTGATGCAGGCGGGGGGCGACCTTGCCGACCGCCTGATGGACGACGCCGCCCTCGTGGCCGACGTGCTGTGGGCGATACTTGAGGCGCAGGCCGTTGAGCGCAAGGTCACGCGCGAGGCGTTTGACGAGGCCCTGACCGGCCGGACGCTGGGGGCGGCGCAAAACGCCCTCTGGGAGGCCCTGCTGGATTTTATCCCGCCGGCCCGCCGCGCGGAGGCGACGGGCCGGCTGCTGGCAAGGGACTCGACGACGATCAGGTGGATCGAGGCGGGGCGGGCCGTGATCGCCGCGGCCGCGTCGCAGACGACGGCGGGGGAGGATGGGAGCGGTTCGTCGCCGACGCCGCCGGCATCCTCGGATTCGATCCCGGCGCCCTGACGCTCCGCGAGTGCGTGTGGGCGGTCGACGCCCGCCAGCGCGCCGCCTGGAACCACACGGCCGCGATGATGGCGCTGGTCGCCAACTGCAACCGCGACCCGAAGCGTCGGCCGAGGCCGTTTGAGCCGCGGGACTTTCACCCGATGGTCGATGTGCGGCGACGGTCGCCGCGAGGCCAGGTTCTGACGCCGCAGAACTTCATAAGCGTGCTCGGGCGGCTGTGCCGCCGCCCGCCAAAACGCAAAGGAGTCTGATATGCTGGTACATGCCCTTGTTGTCGCCGCCGTCTTTGCGCTGCTCATCTTCGCCGTCGCCCCGGCCTTCGGCCAGGACGCGGCCGCCGCGACCAATGACGTACAGGTCGGCCTGATCACGGACCCCGGCGTGGTGCCGGAGGCCCTCCAGGTGGCAATCGTGCCCCTCCTGCTCGCCGCGATATTCGCGCTCAAACAGACGCCCATGTTTGCATACGATGCGGAGACCGACTCGCACCGCAACGGCTGGACCTTGCCGTGGCTCGGCCTGGGGGCGGCCATCGGCCTGGTCATCCTCTGGTATCGGGCGTTCCCCGCGGCGGAGGCCGTCCCCCTCATGCGGCAGGTGTTCTACGGCCTGGGCGTCGGGGCCGGCGTCGTGTTCGGCCACAAGGCGATCACGCAGCCTGTCGCCGGTCTGGCCGCCAAGGCCCTCGTGTCGCTCATCATCGGGGGCCTCAGCCTCGCCTGCGTCACGGGTTGCGGGCAAATGACCGCCCGCGACCAGTACGGGGCGATCCTCGTGGAGTACCGGGCCGCGCTCGATGCGACGCAACTGGCCGCCGAGGCGGACCTTCTGTCTCCCGACGAACTCCGGCACACAATCGCCATCATGGACGCGGCCAACGTGACGATTGCACACATCAAGATTGCCGTCGAACAGGGCGACGAACTGACGTGCGCCGATTACCTGGACATACTGTCGCGACTCGTCCTGCAACTGGCCCGCTACGGCAGCCGCGTGCCCGTGCCCGACCCGTTGTCCCTGCCTCCCGCGCCCGCCGCCTCGCCTCCCGCCGCCCCGTCCGAGCCGACGCTGGCCCTGCCGCGGGACGTGACGATACAGGCGGGCGGCGACCCGCTCTCGTGGGCAATCGCCGCCTCGATGCTCATGCAACTGATCGCACAGTGCGTGCGACTGCTCGAACATATCAAGCGGCGCCTGACTCCGGAGGGGGTCGCCCAACTGGAGGCGGACCTTGCCGCGCAGGACGCCGCGACCCGGAAGGCTATTGCCGACAGCATCGCCCGCCAGGAAGGCACGCCGCCGCCGGCGCCCCCCGCAACCTGAGCAAGGAGACGCCTCGCATGAAGACGCCCGGCAGCCGGAGCATCGTGTGGCGCGTCAAGTCGTCGTTTTTCGACGCGCCCGCAATGCAGGCCGCGCTCGGGGCCGTCATGCACTCGTTCCTCGGCGCAAGCGGGGCGATGATCCAAAAGATCGCACAACGGTCTATGCGTTACCGGGGCCCGTACTCGCACTCTCCGGCGGGCAACCCGCCGTTCGCCCACAAAGGCAAGCGCGGCCCCTTGCTTCGCGAGATGCTGTTCTTCGGCATCGATCCTGGCAACATGGGCCTCGTGGTCGGGCCCATACGTTTCGGCATCCGGCCCGTGCCCGCGATGCACGAGGTGGGCGGCCGATACCGCATAGCCAACCCGCGCCGCAGGCTTCGCCGCGTGGGCGACGCGGGCGAGATTCGCATCGTCGAGACGGCCGCCCCGGGCGACTTCGCGGCCATGCCAGGCGTCGAGCGGGGTATGATTCGTTCGGCGGTCTACGCTCGCCTCCGGACGCCCGCCCAGGCCCGCCGCGCAACCCGCATCAACCGCGAACTCTACGGCGACTCCCACGTCGTCGCCGATTACCCGGCCCGGCCGTACATGGCCCCGGCCAAACGGATATACGACGAGCGTTACCGGGAGCGATTACTCGCCCAGGCGATGCGCCGGTTCGGTCGGAGGAGTGCATAGATATGGCGACCCCTTCACAGATTCGGGCCGGCGGCGCGTCCGTCGAAATCCGCGTGGACGGCGCCACGTTCCAGCAGGACCTCCGCCTTGCCGAGGCGAACCTCAAGCAGTGGGGCAACCGCCTCCAGGCCGCCGCCCCGCCCGGCGGCGCGGACGAGTTCTTCGGCGGAGTGACCGGCAAGATTCTGCGGGCGAACTATATCGGCCGCGCCGCGAGCGGGGCCATGTTGGCGACCGCCGCCGCCGCCAAGGCGCTCCAAGGCGATATGCTTGGCGTCGTGGACACGCTGTCGCACCTGCCCGGCGGGTTTGGGGCGGTCGTCACCGCGACCCGCACCATGACCGAGGCGATCATGGAGGCCCGCGACCATTTCGGCCGGTTCCAGAAGGTTCTTGCGGACCAGGACCGCTTCGCCTTGGGGCTGCGCAACATCGCCGTGATGGCGGGCCAGGGCGCGCGCGAGGGCCTGCTGGCCGACGCCGCTCCGCAGGACCGGGAGCGGCTACAGGCGTTCGACTACGCCCGCCGGGCGCGCGAGGCCGTGGCGGAGCGGGCGGCGCTTTCCGGCATCGACATGAGTCATGCCGAGGTCCAGCGGGCGTTCGATGAAATCGACAAGGAACTCCAGCGTCGCCTCAAGAAGATCGAGGAAGACGCGGGCGACGCCGCCGCCAAGGTGTTGAGCGACAGGCAAACCAAGGACGAGGGCCAGGCGGCCGCCGCGAGGGACGCCGCGGAGATCGCGGCCGCATGGACGGACGTTGAAAAGGTCGCGGTCCGCACGCGGCAGGAGGCGGCGAAAGAGGGATGGTCGCCGAAACGATACCTGGAGATTCTTGATTACCGTCTCGAGGAAGTCAGGCAGACGCGGCTCGCCGCCGAGGCGCAGGCCGAACTCAACGACCTCTTCGCCGCCGGCGAGGCCGCCGCCAAGGCGATGCTCGCCGCCGCCGTCGAGGGCGTGGAGGCCGACGCCGCCCGCTATGACGAGGCCGCCCGCGTCATGGAGTCCGTGATGACGCCGGAAGAACGGGCGGCGGAGGAGGTGGAACGCCTCCAGGCGATGCGCGACGACGGCCTCATCGACGAGGACACCCTCGCGCGGGCCGTCCGCAAACAGGTTGAGGCCGTGGCGTCCGCGCTCCCGGAGGCGCTCGTGCCGTCGATGCAGGCCAAGGGCACGCTCTCCGCGTTCGAGGCCGTGTTCGGGGGCGTCAGCCAGGGCGGCGTGCAGGACCGTATCGCCGCGGCCACCGCCGCCACGGCCCGCAACACGGAGCGAATGGTCGAGGCCGCCGAGAAACTCGGCGTCACGTACCAGCCGTAAGGGGATCACAATGCCGGCGGCCGTCCTTGAATCCATCGACAGCGGGTCGAGCCGCTGGGGCGTTCAGGAATCGACGACTCTACGATATAACATTCTCGACGCCGCGGATCGCGACGCCGCGAGCGCCGCCCTGGAGGCGGAGGCCCCCTCGTCGCTGGGTTCGCTCGTGGCCGAGTCGTACAGCGTGGATCCCACGGACTCGCCGACGGCGTGGCGGGGCAGCGTCTCCTACGCGGCAGCGTCCTTCGCGAGCAAGGAAACCGGGGAATCGAGTTTCCAGTTCGACACGGGCCGATTCGGCGGCTGGCATCTTATGTGTGCGATTGCGCACGTCGCGGACTTTGGGGCGCCCGACGTCACCGCCCCCAACCACAAGGGTGCGATCAATGTCGTGCGAGACGCGGGCGGCGTCCGGGTGGAGGGCGTGACCGTCCAGGCCCCGGACGAGGCCCTCGCGTTCTCGGTCGTCCGCTACCAGGCGACCGTGGACCTCTCGGCGCTCTACGCCCTCAAGGGCTGCGCCGCGTCGGAAAGCGTCACAATCGCCAGCGAGGGAGTCACGGGCACGTTCGGCCAGAGAAACCTCCTCTTCCTGGGCGCGTCCGGGTCCAAGAGGAGGAAGGGCGACTGGGAAATCCGCTATTCCCTCTGCGCCGCGCCGCCCCTGGCCGGCGCGACCATCGCCGGCATAACAGGCATCAACAAACTTGGTATGGACTATATCTGGTTCGAACTGGCGGACGACGTGGACGAAAGCGCGGGGCGGCTGATCAAGACGCCCATCGCCGCGCACACCGAACGGATATTCCGAGAGGCCGCGCTGTCCGGCCTGGGTTTGCCCACGTCATAGGTTGCCGGAGGGGAGCGTCATGGCCGATCCGATGCGCCGCGCCGCCGCCGGCGAGCCGTTCATCCCGAGCGCGTCGCTGATGAACGCGCTCATGGACCTGGTGCGGGCGCAGGGCGGCCCGTCCGCCCCGCGTCCGTCCGCGCCGGGCGCGGGCGTCGCCCTGCTCGTGCGCAACGCCTCCGGCGGCGACCTGGCCCGCTTCGCCGTGGCGGGGCTTGACGACCTCGTGATAGGCCCCGCCGACAACGAGGCGGCGTTCCTGGAGTGCCCGGCGGCCGAGGGCGTCGCGGCGGCCGTCGCGGACCACGCCGAGCGGTTCGCGGTGCTCCAGGAAGACGCGCCGGAAGGCGCCATCGTCCGCGCCGTCGTCGCCGGCGTCACGCCCGTCCAGGTCAACGTCTCCGATATCGCCCACGCATGCGCGACCGTCGCGGACGGCCAGACGTACCTCGCGAGCGCCCCGACCGGCCTTGCCCGCATCCTCGTTCCGCCCGCGTCCACGGGCCTCCAGTGGCTGCTCGTCTGCCTGGGCGGGGCGTCCGGCCTGCCCGCCCCGACCGCCGCGCACCAGGTCCTGACCACAGACGACGGCGCGACGTGGGGGCCGGGCTGGGTGGCGGCGCACTAAAGGTCTCGATATGTCCTTCACGGCGATCACCGCGACGACGGACTGGTCTTCGATTGCGATCCTCCGCGAACTCGTCGTCGCCGTTGACGAGCGGGCGCGGGCGACGGGGACGGCGTTCGACCGATACGCCCTCTGGCCGGAAGTCGTCGCGGGCGACAGCGTGACCGCCACGGCGTCCGACATCGACAACCCGGCCGAGTTCGTGGCATCCGGCGACGGCACGGCCGGCCCGTACCTGTGCTGGCCCATGCTGTACGTGCCGATCCGGCCGGGCACGGTCGAGATCACGGCCGGGGCGCAGGTCGTTACCGACGACGGCGAGGGCGTGCTCATGCAGACGGGCGACGCCGTGGGCGTCGTCGATTACGCGACCGGCGAGGCGACGGTCACATTCAAGTCCGTTGTTTCCGGCGGTACGTTTGTCGAGGCGACGTACACGACGGACCGCACCCGCCTGACGCTCTCTGAGCCGTGGGCCCGCACGTCGTGGACAGGCTGCACGATCACCGTGGGCGGCGTGCCCGTCGAGGTCGTGGCCGTCCAGAGCGAGTCCGAGGTGGACGTGCCGGGCGACGTGGAGGCCTCCGGGGCGGCTGTCCTTATGTCGCCCGCCGGCATGGACGTGCAGGACCACGCCTGGTGGGCCGCGCTCCAGGATGCGGTTGGGGATATGCGCACATCTTTCCTCAACTCCCACATTCGCCCGGACGGCTACGAGGGCGAGGAGTCGATGCCCCACTACACGGACAACACGTGGCGGACCGCCTCCGGTCTCCAGCAGAACGGCTACTGGCGGCGCCTGCCGCTGAGGGCAGGCACGGTCACGGGTACATACGACGCCGACACTGATACCACGGCGCTGGCCCTCTCGACGGGCGGCGCTCTGGAACTTTTCATCGGCCACGACCTCCTGGTCCAGACCGTGGGCATTTTTGAAATCACCGCGGCGGACGAGGACGAGGACACGTACACCGTGGCCGGCAACGCCGAGTGCAGCGGCCGCCGGTTCGCGGTCCTGCCCCTCGACACATCGGATTATGACGATGACGCGTTCATCTACGGCGACGAGGGGATCAACTACGGGCAGATGGCCGCCGGCGACCTGATCGGCTCATGGGTCCTGGCGGACCTCCAGGCGGGCCTCGCGTGCCTGCTGTGGACGAAACTCGTCGCCGAGTGGCTGGCGGACGATGACCCCAACTGGCGAAACGGGCAGGCGTACTCCAACACGTCCGCGGCCGAGGCCGAGACGGCCGCCCAGGGCTGGTTCGACGCGGGCGGGACGGAGTCGGACGATTACCCGTTCGCGGCGGGCGCGAGGGGCGTGGACGTGGAGTACCCGCCGTCCTCGGGCACGTTCTACGATTACGGCGCGGCTTACGTCCGGCGGTCCGCCCTGGCCGCGTGGACCTGGCCCGCGACGGCGGACGGCCTGACGGCGGACGTGGACTGCCTCAACCTCGCCGCCGACGTGCCGGGGTTCGCCGCCAACGGCGACTGGGGCGGGACGTACACCGCGGGCACGTATCACGTCTGGTACACGGGGGAGGATGCGACCGCGGGCGGCGAGTCCGACCCGTTCGGCGAGTCCGGCGTCGGCGACTACCCGTCGCTCCCCGCCGCGCCGGCGAGCGGCTGGGACGACGAGGGCTACTCGTCCCTCGCCGCCCCCGCCGTCGTCGCGAGATGGGCGTTTACGTATTGACCTCGCCCACCAGTTCCCCGACCGCCACGCCCAGGCCCGACGCCATGCGCCGGAGCGTCCGCAGCGTGGGCGACCGCAGGCCCCGCTCGTAGTCCGCCCAAGTCGCCGTAGGGTATTCAGGGAAATCCGGCGGGATTCCGAAAATATTTTTCAGCCCAGTCGCCGGGCCACGGCGGCGGCGCGGGCGTCGTCGCCGTGGGCGTAGACGAGGGTTGTTTGCGTCCGGGCGTGGCCGAGGGCGGCCCGCACGTCCTCCAGGCGGGCCTCCGCAAGCGCCCGCGTTGCAAACGCATGTCGCAACTGGTGGGGCGACCAGCGGGGCACGCCCGCCGCGTCACAGGCCCGTTGGATCGCGCGGCGGTAGGCGTCGACCGCGTACCTGTCGCCCGGCGTGCGTTGCGGGTGCGCGGCCGGCCGCTTGCGGTTGCCGCCGCTGCCGCCGCCCGCCGCTATGCGCGCCGCCTTGATGCCCGCCAGCCGGGCCGCCTCCGCCTCGTCCGGGCGAAAGACGGGCGTGTCCGGGTCGCCCGGCCTCAGCCACGGGGCGAGCGCCCGGCGGGCCTCCGGCCCCAGGGCGATGCGGCGCTCGCGGCCGTGGTGCTCGGCCTTGTGCTCTCGCGGCTCGTATATCCACACGTCCCCGGCGGCCTGCACGTCGGCCGTCCGCAGGGCGACGGCCTCGCCCGGGCGCATGCCGGTCAGCCACTGGAGGGCGACCATCGCCCAGACCTGCCGGGAGACGTGCGGCGCGATCGCCTCCACGTCGGCCGCCGGCACGTCGCGGCGTCGCGGGGTTTCGCGCCCGCCGCGTCCGCGCGCGATGCCCCGGACGGCGGCGAGGCCGTGCCACACGGACGGGGCCACCAGTTCTCGCTCGACGCCCCAGCGGACCATTTGGCGCACGCGGGCCATGTACCCGTTGACCGTGCCGCGGGCAAGGGGGACGGGGCGGCTTTCGTCTGTGGCCGGGTCGCGCCGCATGACGGTCGCCCGCAGCATCGTTTCGCGGACCGCGAGGAACGCCGTTGGGCCGAACCGCGCGACGGGCAGATCGGCGTAGAGGTCGAGGGCGTAGCGGAGGGCCAGGCGGAAGTTGCTCGGCTCGGACGTGGGCCGGCCGTCCGGCTTGCGGTAGTAGGCGCATACATGGGTCCAGAAGCGGGCGGCGAGGTCGTCCATCGTGACGACCTCCGCCGGGTCGCGCTCCGCGAACACCACGTCGCCGGCGGCGAGGTACTCGGCGATTTTGCGATGATACGCCGCCGCCGCCTCTTGGGATTTCCACGGGCCGAGATAATGATCTCGGCCGTTGAGGCGTACCACCGCCCTGCCCGACGCCCGGTGCAGGTGCAT